CTAGAGGTTCGTCACATCCAGCACCATGCCGTCTCCGATGTAGACGTTCGTGCCACCTGAGACGCCCGTGCAGCCGAAGGTGATGTAGATTCCGCCCACCGAGCCGCCCGCGCCATGCGGCACGCTGATCGATCCGGCGATGAAGCACGAATAGCCTAACCCCAGCTGCATGGTGGCGCCAAGCAGGCCGCCCGAGACGCCACAGCGGTATTCGTTCGCCAGCTTGTCGCCGGTCGTGGTGTTGTAGCTGCCAATGATCTGCATACCCCAGTTCGAGCGCTGCACGATGGCGTAGGTCTTGCCAGACGGTGGCGCCACGCTGGTGCCGTAGCTGTGGGCATTGTTGCTGTCGTCCAGCATCTGCTTGACGCGCGCCCCGGGATACAGGGCATTGAACACGCACTTCCCCGTGGCATCGTACAGCGCGAGGCCGGGGCCGCTGGTGGGCGCTGGCGCCTCATCGAACACGTAGGCGGTGACGTTGGCATTCAGGGTACTGGCGCCTGGAACAGATCCCACACCGGTTTCGGAAGCGCCACCATAGAGGTCAACGCGCCACTGGTTCGTGCCGGTGTTCGTCACGGTGGCGAATACGGCGCCATTCTGGCCTGCCACGCTGGTCGCCAGCGCCACGATGGGCGCCACGGCGGTCACGGTGAACGAGTAATGCAGCCCCCCCGCCAACGGACCACTGATCGCACTCCACGAGGCCATGCTGTTGATGACTTCCTTGTGCACCAGGGCCAGGTTGATGCCGCCCAGGCTCACCTGCTCGATGCCGGCGTCGTTGTAGACGACAAACTGCGCGTCAGCCATCAGTAGTACCCGTAGAAGATGGTGGATGCACCGCCGCCGGACCACGAGATCGTGCCGCCACTGATCGACACCTGCGGCGTGCCATTGATTTGCGATGCCGTGGTCGAGAACCAGAACGGCGTGCAGCCCGTCGGTACGGTGAAGGTCTGCGAGCCCGATCCGCCGGCCGTGGTGGTGAAGCTGCCCACGATGCGGCCGATGCGATCGGGCGTGTCGAAGATCAGATTGCCAGAGGCATCCCACACCTGCAGACCGACGCCCATTACCAGATACCCATGCGGACGCGCAGCGTTCCAGCACTGTCGTACACGCGCCAGTTGCCGGCGCTGTACTCGGTGCGTGCGCCACCGTTCGGCGCCACGACGGCAAACTGGTCGGCCACGACGGTGAAGCTGCTCACGGCGCCGTTGCTCGCCAGCCGCGTGCCGCCGATGCGTCCGTTGGCGTCCACCATCGTGGTGGCGGCGGCGTAGGCGGTGCCATTGATGTTGGTGCCGGCGGTGAGCTGCTGGGTGGCGGTGGCAGCGGCGCTAACCGTTGCGTCATCGCTGAACGGGGTCGCAGATGTTCCACTTTCGAGCTTTATTTTTCTCCAATAGATAGCCGTTGCGCCGCTTCGGCAGACAATACGCGCAAGCACATAGGACGTATTTGGCGGGGTCGTAAAAGTTACAACGCTCCTTTCCCACGAATTGCTTGCAACACTATTTCCATCACCTCCGCCCAAATAGTTATTCAAAGAATCGAACGCTTGCCAACCAATATCATTTACTCCGCCAGCGGTCGTGGATACACACATTTCTCCACTCAAAGCAAAAGCAACGCTAGCTCCAACGGAAATTTTTGCTGCAAATTCTCCTCCGCCCGGCACATTGTTCGCATAGAGCCTCCATCCATCATCAGAAACATACGCGCCGATCAAGACCGGACCAGACCATCCACCATTACCATTTGCACCCGATGGGTTAGGCACAAGATTTTGTCCAACGCTGTAAAGACTAGACTGCACGGATGTGATCGCGCTCGCATTCGCCGCGTCCCCATTCGCCCTTGCCGTTTGCTCGCTATCCACGCGGGCATTCACTGCCGCCGTTCCCGCCTGCAGCCCGCTCAGCATCTGCGCAAAGGTCTGGTCGCCACCCACCTGCACGGTGTTCTGATTCAGCACGAAAGCCGTCTTGCCGGCGTTGTGCGCGCCGAGCAGCGTCACGTCCTGAGCCACGGCGGTGATGCTGTTGCCCTGCTGCGTCACGGTGGCATTCGTGGCGCTCAACGCGCTGGCGTCAGCCTTGTTCGTGATCGCCGCCGCGTTCTGCGTGATCGACTGCGAGTTGGCAGTAATGTCGTTGCCCTGCTGCGTCACCGTGTTCTGCAGGGTGGCCACGTTGGCCGCGGTGGCGCCCACGGCCTCGCCCAGGCTGGCGTAGTTGCCGATGTATTCCCAGTTGGCGTCGGTGGTGCTGGCCACCGGCGCATGGTTCAAGTTGCCGTCGATCAGCGAGCGGAACAGCTGGCCGTTGTATTGCACCAGGTCGCCCGTGGGGTAGGTTTTGGTGCTGTCCCAGGCATCCGCCTGCAGGATGTCGCCCACCTGGCCCTGCAGCACCTGCACTTGTGCCATTGCCGCATCGACGTCGTTTTGCGTCGTGGTGATCTGATCCTGTAGCGGCTTAAACAGGTCGGTAACGGTGCCGCTGATGGCGTTCGCTGGAACGCTCCACACGCCCACGTTGCCCGACTTATCCACCAAGCGCACCCACGCATAGCGCGTCTGCTGCGGCAGTAGGCCGCTGATCGTGTAGCTGGTGCCGGGGTAGGCCACTGCACCCACGGAGGCGCCATCGCTCTGCGTCGAGTCCGGCGACACCCACACCTCGGTGTAGTTCGTGTCCTCCACATTCACGCCAGCCGGCCATGTCCAGTTCAGGACGATCTGCAGCTGGCCGCCGGTCGCGGTGAGCGTCGGCGGCGCGTTCGGCACGGTCTTGCCGACAATGGCCGTGGCCGCGCTCAGGGTGGGCAGCGACACGACACCGTTCGCGCTCACTGCGCGCACGCGGGCGACATAGCTGCCGGTGTAGACGCCGGCAATGTCCATGCTCAGACCCGACGTGCCGCCCGCGTCGATCCAGTCGCCATTGTTGCGGCGCCACTCCACCTTGTAGGTGTCGGCGCCCGTCGCCGCCGGCCAGCTGATCGTCGCCACCGTCTGCGCGGTGCCTTGAACGATGACGTGATTCTCGGCCACGGTGACGCTGGCGACCGGCGCCTGGATCGTTGCAGGCAGATTGCTGACCGGTGGCGGCTGGATGATGGCGCTGGTGTCGATGGTGCCGTACTTCGCCGATACATTCTGCACGGCGGTGATCGTGAAGCTAATCTCGCCCTTGCTGGTCTTGTCCTCGGTCACCGTGACGACGCGGAACTGCTGCGCCACCAGCGTGCTCGATTCCGTGACCCAGGTGGCCTCGGCGTTCGGCGCCACGCTGAAACCCGGCGCCGCCACGCTCAGCACGTTACCGGCGATGGCCGTGATGATGTGCGTCTCGGTGACGCCGGTCGGCAGCGTGCAGGTGAGGCTGTCGCCCACGGCCACCGTATCGGGCGCTTTGTCCACCGTGATATCGGTCGCGGTGGCGGCATGGATGCGACCCGCCTGCCGCTTGCCGGCGCGGGCCGGATCCTGCACGCGGATGATCTGCCCCGGCGCGGCCAGCATGCCGTCGAGGCCCACCGAGAACGTCACCGTCTCGGTTTCGAGCTGCGACGTGTTCAGCACCCACTGGCCCGCACGCTGCGCCTGCCCGCGTGACGTGCAGCCGAGCGACGTTAGCTGGATCGGCTGGATGCCGTAGCGCAGCATGCCGGCCTCGTGCTGCACGTACTCGACATCGGCCTGATACATGTTGGCCGGGTTGTTCCACGTCACCAGGGCCGTGGTGTAGCGCGTCTTGCGCGGGCTGGACTGATAGGTGAACTTGCCGTCGATGACGTTGGCGGCGGTGTAGAGATACGCCGGATCGGCGGGCATGTCAGCGTTCGCGGTGATCACACCGTTCGCCCAGTAGCTCAGGCCGCGGAACAGGGCCGCGAGATCGCTCAGCACCTTGTAGGCATCCTGCGCGCTCTGCAGGAAAAGGTTGCAGGTGAAGCGCGGCTCGGTGCCGCCTAGACCGTCCGGCACCATCTGGTCGCAATACTGCGCGATCTGGTACAGCGCCCACTTGTCCACCTGCGCCGCGGTGATCAGGTGGCCCAGTCCATAGCGCGGGTGCGTCACCAGGTCGTAGAACACCCAGGCGGGATTGTTCGTCCATGAAGGCTTGAACGAGCCGTCCCACACGCCCGTATAGGAACGCGCTACGGGATCGTAGTTGCTCGGCACCGAGATGATGCGCCCCCACAGATCGTAGGCGCGCGTCGGGATGTTCGAGAAGGTCGAAGCGTCGCCGCTTACCGCAACCAGTGCGCTGTTCGGGTAGCGCAGCTTGGCGTCTATGATCTCGGTGTAGCTGTCGATCGTCGTGGTGTCGGCGATGGTCGTGCTATTCGCGTTCGCCGTCGTGCGCGTGACGCGCACCTGCCAACCGGTCGTTGCGTTCGGCAGGTCGATACGGTGCGTGCGCTGGTACTTGCTGGTGGTCTTGCCGGTGAAGGCCGTGTTGACGGCCGTTACCCATGCGCCGCTGTCCGTCTGCACCTCGATCAGGTAATTGATCGTGTAGCCGTTGACATCGCCATTGCTGACGTTCTGCTGCGACAGCGCCGGCACGCTGAGCGTGATGCTCACCGCCGACAGCTGCAGGTTCGTGAATGCCTGCACCCAGGGCGCCGTCGAGCGTAGCTCCACGTTGACGGCGGTCGCGTTCTCGACCGACGAGAAGCCCTTGATGTAGTCCTGCGCCTGCGTGCCCGTGCGCGAGTCCACGAACACGTTCTGGAAGTTGAGCGTGCCGTCAGGGTTCGCCAGCGGCGTGCCGTCGAAGTAGATCGACTGCTGGCCGTTGACGAGGCCCATGATCTCGCCCTCGCTCACTAGGTCGAGGATGCGGAAATAAGCGATGGAGTGCAGGGAGTCGGGGGAGATGACCGGGGTACGCTGGCTGTCGCCGCCGCCGCCGCCGGCACCACGGATATCCATCACGGGGCCACCTCGTAGGGATTGGTCGGCTTCCAGTTCGGAGTGCCCGGCGTAACGCCCGTGGTGGACGGCGAGTAGTCCGATGCCTCGATGCCCGCGGAGATCACGGCCGAGCCGACGATCATGCGGCCGTACAGAAGCGGAACCGGATGGCCCTGCGCCTCGGTGTTGACCGCGCCGTTGAATACGTAGCTGGGCTCGTTCGACCCGTTGCTGACCTTGCTTTTCGGCTGTGGCGAAAGCATCTGCGCGACGCCGCCAGCGATCAGCATGATGCCGGCGTTCAGCAGGTAGGGGGCCGCGAACTGCAGGCCGGGGACGAACGAGAGCGCGATCAGCGCGCCACCCAAGATGATGTTGAACAGGCCGCCGTTTTTGCTGCCAGCAATCACCGGAGCAATGCGGATGTCGTCCGATCCGGTAGGCACCGTCATGTCGTCCACAGCGAGATTCCGCTTTCCGGCGAACACGGCGAACACCATGCCGTGCTGCTTGGCGTTGACCATGAAGGCGCGAAAGCCGGCGAACTGGCTGTCCAGCGCGGCGATGGCCTCGGCCACCGTGTTCGATTCGAGGTGGAAGCGGTGCACGCGACCGAAGCGCGCGCCCAGCTTGCCGTACAGGCGCACGGTGCGAAGTTGACTCATGGGTTGCCCTTTCAGGGGTTGTGGCGCATCACGCGGCGGGTGACTTCCTGCCAGTATCCGCCGTACACGTCGCGGCTCGACAGCCGGCCGTGCAGGTGGTGCAGGATCAGGCCGTCGCCCAGGTACACGGCGGCATGGTTCGGCACGCCGTTGCGCGCGCGGATCTGCATCAGGATCAGGTCGCCTGGCTGCCACGTCGCCGGATGAAGGTCGCCGCCGCGGTCGATGGTGCGGAAGCCAATGGCCGCAAAGGCGTCCTCGGAATACAGGTCGCTGTGGCCGTCATCCCACCAGCCGTCGGCTCGCGGCGGGCTGGGCAGTTCCACGCCGCGCTCGCGCGCGTACCAGTCGCGGCAGAGCGACCAGCAGTCCAGCGTGCCATGCGACCACGTGCGGCCCACCAGCGGCGCCTGGTAGCCGCAGGGCTCAAGCTGCGCTCGCCCAGCGACCCTGCCGCCGTGCACGGCCACGATCAGCCACGGCAGCCCGCTGGCCTCGCAGCACACGCGGTCGGCCTCGCTGGGCGTGGCGGCCACGTCGGGGTGGCTGTGCACGATGGCGATGATCTCCCCGGCATCCTCGGCCTTGGCGTAGTCGTCCGGGTCAAGCCGGAAGTGCTCGCCCGGCTTCTCGGCCAGGTTGCGGCAGGGCAGGTAGCGCTCGCGGCCCTTCACGACCACGATCAGGCCGCAGGCCTCGCGCGGGTACTCGGCGACGGCATGCGCCTCGATGATTGCCTGCGTCGTCATGTGCGCAACAGGCCAGCGGCCGGATAGCCGCCGTAGGGGAGGGGATTGTTTGCGCCGAAGCGCAGCTGGCACGACGACAGACGGCCGCCGCACACGTCCTGCGTCGGATCGGTGGTCGGCGTGTCGTCAGCCTTCGCCACCGGGCCACCGGTGTAGCCGCAATACGGCCCCCTGTAGCCCCCGCGCGTCAGCCACGTGCACAGATTGGCGATGATCTGGCGCCCGGGTAGCTGCTGCGAGCCGAAGTCGAGCGCGCTGGACAGCTCCCAGCTGACGGCATCCTTGTCCTCGCTGGACTTGCGCTCCAGATACCAGACGTCCGGCGGGAACTCCTGCGTCGGGTCGGCGCCGGGCTGGCCGTCGAGGTACTGCGCGAACGTGCGGTGCCGGGTGAGCTTGGCACCGACGAGATCCTGGTAGTCCAGGCACAGCGCGGTGATCGAGCCGTCCACGTTGCCTACACTGAGCGTCGGCGTCGGCGGCTTGTTCGGATCGAGCACGAACCCGGTGGCCTCGATCGGCCACGGCGAGTAGGCGACCCCCTGCCAAGTGATCGTGCCCACCTGCGTGTAGCCGTGGAAATACAGGTTGTCCGCGTTGCTGCCGGTGATCGAGCTGGCGTCAAGCGCGAACAGCTCCACCTGCGCCCCTGATTCCAGGCGCTGGACATCGGCGTATACGGTCATGCGCCGAACGCCTGCTCAAAGGTCGCAGTCAGGGTGTAGGCCAGGCCACCCTCGGGCTTGAGCGTCCACTGCAGGCAGCGCCACAGGCCTTGCACATCGCCCGGCGGCGTCCAGTAGAACGATTGCCCGGCTTGGCCGCGCAGGAAGTCACGCGCGGCCAGAACGTCGGATGATGCGCCACCCACGGTGATCGGCCAGCTTCCGGTGACTGGATTGAGGCCATCCTGAGCCACTTGCTTGTAGCCGTCACCGAACTGCGCAGAGCGAACGCGCGCGGTCTCGGTGCCCGTGGCCTGCGTCTGGATTCCCCAGGTGAAGGTTGGCGTGCTCATGCGTGCTGCATCCTCCACAGCAGGCCGCCAGGCCGCTGCTCCTCGGCGATGGTCTGTCGGCTCATGGCCTTCATGCGGTCGGCAAACTGCACCGCCAGCGCACTACTGTCGCTGCTGCTCTGCTGCGTGGCGTTGCCCGAGTTGTCGATCGCGATGGAAAGGTTCACCGTCGCGCCGCCACCGCCGCCGGACGCGACGCCAAGCTTTCCGTCCGGGCCGCGACGCAGCGGAAGGATGGCTTCCGGGCCAGCCTCACCCATGACGCCGGCGCCGGCGGCGAACAGGAACGGCGTCGGGCTGTTCACGACGCTGCCGGAGTAGGCCGACAGGCTTGGAGAGTTCTGGAACACGCCACCGTTCGCGTAGGGCGAGAAGAACGTGCCATTGCTGTCGAAGCTGGTCGCCATCTCGCTGCCGCCGCCCAGGAACGAGCCAAGGATCGAGTTGGCGACCCTGCTCTCCAGAATGCGCGCCTCCATGCGAACGATATCGGCCAGGATGGACGTCACGAGGCCTTGGAAGTTGACCTTTCCGGTGGTGACGAACGTCGTCAGCGCGTCGCCCATGGAGTTGAAGGCGCTGGTGAATGCGTTGGCTGTGAGACCCGCCACGTTCAAGCCCGCGTCGCGCACGTTCTCCAATGCCTTGATGGCTCCGTTCGACCACGACGCCTGTGCCGCATCCATGGCCGCATAGGCGTCCTGCTGCTGCTTGACGAGGATAGGCAGGGATGCCTTCTGGATGGCGATCTGGCCGTCGATCAGTTGTGTATTCGCACCTTTCTGCGTGCGCTGGCGCTGCAGCTGCTCGATGGTCGAGGCCACCTTCGCGTAGATCGCGTCGATGGCTTGCATCTGGCTGACCTCTTTGGTGCCCATGCCGATGCTCTGCACCTGCAGGTCGATCTGCCGCTGCTTGGCCGCGATCTGATTGTCGATGGCGTCCTGATACGCCCGGAGGGCTGCAGCATTCTTTGCCGTAAGCTGCTGCGACTCCAGCGCGAACGCAGCGGTCACCTTCGATGTAGCGTCGGCGACTTCGGCCTGCACCTTCGCGAGGCTGCCGCCATGCTCGATAGCTTTGGCGCCGGCGGCCGCAATGGCCTGCAGCTGGGTCACCTCCTCCTTGTATAGCTTCACCTGCGCCGCATCCCCACCACTGGATGCCGACTGCGCCGCGTCATACTGGTTGTACGCTTTGTCGCGCAGGCTATTCAGGCTGGAGAACGGGTCAGCCTTGGGCTTCGGCGGCTTCTTGGCGCGCGACTCGATGCCGGCGATCACCGCCTCCTCGTTCGCCTTCGCCTGCGCGATCAGTTTCAGGCGCAAGTCGGCGTCCTGCACTTTCTCGGCCTTGGCGATGGCATCGTTGGCGTCGCCATGGGCCTTCTCGATAAGGCGCGCACGTCGCACCTCGGCGCTGGCGTAGACATCAGCCTCGCGGGCGAGCTTGATGCCAGCGTCCTGCGCCGCCTGCTGGTTCGCCTGCGCAGATGCCTGTTCGTCCTGCTGCTTGCGCTGATCCTGCATCTGCGCGAGCTGCGCCGTTGCATTGTCGAAATACTTCTGGGCGGTCGTGCCCAGGAAGTAGTCGCTTCCCATGCCGCGGGCGATTAGCCCCTGAGCCGTCTGGCGGTTCTGGAACAGCGTGTCGAACTTCTGCTGGTCGGTCTGCTGGCGACCGATCGACATCGCCGCGTCAGCTGCGGTGAGCGCCGCATCCTTGATCCCGCGCCATGCTTTTTCGATCAGGCCCAGGTTCTCGGTGATCTTGGGTGTGCGGTCAGCGATGGTCGTCGCATAGGTGCGCATCGCTAGATCGGTGGCGGCCTGCTCCTGACCCTCGTCCTGCAGTGCCTTGATCTGGTCGTAGACCGATAGCGTGAGGAAGTGCTGGGCATCGTTGAGCTTGACGATGGCGCTCGCCGGGTCGTTGCCCAGCGACTCGAACTGCTTGATGGTCTCCTTGATTGCCTGCCCAGTCGTGGACTGCAGCTGCTGGGCCGCCTCGGCCACGATCTCGATTTGCGAGCCGACGAACTTGCCGGTGGCGGTCACCTGTGCGATGACGGCGGCGGAGCTGTGTTCCGTGGTGTTGGTGGCGGAGGCAATGTTGCGCGCCATGTCCGCCAGGCGCTGCGATGTAGTGCCGGCGATATTTCCGGTAAGCAGGAGCGCCTTGCTGAAATTCTCCGCCTCGGCGCTTCCCTTCTCGAAGGCGACGATGCCCAGTCCAACTGCCGCGACCAGGCCGGCAATAATCGCTCCCGTTCCGCTGAACGCCTTGCCGAGCAGTCCTGAATAGTTCGCCAGCGTCAGGCTGGTCTGTTCGAAGCGCCCCCAGTTGCCATTCGCCACGTCCGCAGCAAGGCGACCCACTTCGCGTCGAGCCAGCGAGGTGTTCAGGCTGAAATGCGACATGGCGTTGCCGGCCGCGGTGAACTTGGCGCGGTTCGCCTCGATGGCAGCATTCAGAGTGTTGAAGTCGTCCGCGCCAAGGAGTCCTGCCTTCTTGAAGGCGGCGAGCTTGGCCTGCTGCGCGTCCAGCCGGCCCAGCGCAGCAATGGTCGGGTCGATCTGCCCGGCCAGCTTGGCGAGGTCGTCAGCCTGCTGGCGGTACTGCGGGCTTGCGTACTTCTTGGCCGCATCAGCGCTGGCTTGTCCCAGCTTGGTCGTGCTGGCTGCCGCGCGGTCGCCACTGGCGGCCAGGTCGTCCAGGCTGCGCTTAGCGGTGTCAGCGCCCTGCGTGGTTACCTGGATGCCAAGGGTGGCGACGTCATTGATTGCCATTACTGCTCACCCATCACTTTCAGCGCCTCGGCTTCCATTACGCGAATGTCCTCGAAGGTTTGCGGCCACGTCCCGCGCGGTGCACCTGTCAGGCGCAGCACGGCTGGCAATGCGGAATAGTCGAGGCCCACCGGGCCACTCATGCCGGTTCGCCACTGCGTCGCCATGGCGACGAACACGTTCACGGCCGGAAGGTTGTCCGGCCACACATCGATGGCGGCGATGTCGTTGGCCGTGAGGCCGAACGCCGCCATTTCCTCGGCGGTCGGCGGGGATTCGTAGATCGCCCGCGCCGCCGCCCTCAGTTTTTTGCGCGTGCTCCGCGCAGTTCTTCCAAGTAGGCGATAACGATGGCGCCGGCCGCGCCCGGGTAGTTGTTGCATAGGCGGCCCACGTTTTCGGCGTTGAACTCGTCCGCCAGATCCCAGCCGACCACGCAATTCAGCACGGCGTCGCTATCGCTGGTGTCCTTGTCGCGCAGGAAATCTGCCACCTGCTCGCGCGTGCGGTGCTTGAAGGTGAGTTGCACCGGATCGGCTTCGCCGCCGGGCACCGGGATACGTACGGGCGCGGTGAAGGTCGGATCGGGATTGAGCTTGAGCTTTGCCATTATGACTTCCTTGCAAAGAAAAGCCCGGCGCAAGGCCGGGCTTGTTGTGGGTCAGGTTGTTGCGTTCGATCAGCTGGTGTAGCGCACCGGCTCCGCCAGCAGCGACAGCGTGACCTCGGACGACATGACCTTGTTGATGTCGAGCGTCGGAGTGCGGTTGAGGCTGATGTAGGCGTTGTAGAGGATCTTGCTTCCGCTCGGCAGCGTGATTTCCACGGCGCGGGGCTCGCGGTCGTTGTTCGCCTGCGAGGCGAGGATGTAACCCGGCTGCGTGGCATCATCCGCCACTTCCAGCGTCAGGCCGGCCGCGCTCTTGATGGTCGGAATGCGGCTTTCCATGCTCGACTCGAGGAACTGGTAGTTCACGAACTGCTGCACACCGCCGTCGGTCTTGGTGCTCAGGATCTGCGACAGCTGGGTCATGCCGGTGATCTTGCGCACATGACCCGCGCCACCGCCGACCGGATAGATGGTGACGTCGGTGGTGTCCAGCCCCTCCAGGACGAAGTTGTTCGCGGTCGGGGACGCCACGCGGAAGATCTTGTTCGTGATGCGCGACCAGCCGCTGGTGAGCTCCACCAGGTCGCCCGCGGCGAAAGTGTTGGCGCAGGTGCAAACGGCACCCACGGCATTGCTGATAGCGGTGACGGATTCGCCCGACCCGTAGGCCGAGTCGTAGCCGGAAGCGATGGCGACGAGGGCGCCATTGGGGACGGAGACGGACATGCTGTTTTTCCTTTCGCGAAAGTTGCGGCGGCCGCACACGCGGCAGCCGATTGCGCCCCGTGCACGAGGCGGAATGCGTTAGAGCGAGTCGGCCCGGTACTTGAAGGACACGGGCACCACGTAGCGATCGGCTTCCTGCGCGGCATGCGCCGCCGAGAGCGGCGTCGCGATCTGCAGCACAAGCCCGGTGCCGGTAAGGCGCTGGTTGACGGGGAACGGCGCGGACAGCTGCGCCGCTACTTCCTCGGCCGGCCCGGGGCCGACATTGATCGGCGCCATCACGTCGATCTGGTAGACGCCCACCCAGGTGGTGAGCGCACCTGCCAGGTCGGGCGACGTGGTGGCAGCTGGAAGCAACGTGCCACGCAGATAGAGCGTGCCCGCCGCGGGCTGGAACGGCACGTTCTCCCATGCCACGGCAATGACGGGGTTCTGCGCCTTGGCCCACGCGGAAAGCTGGGCCTCGATCAGTGCGCGGCAGACGTGATTGCTCATACCTCGCGCACCGCTTCGGTCACATAGTCCTGGAACTCGGCCACGGTGACGCGCACCATGCCCTCGGGCGCCTGCACGCCGCTGTGGCCGTATTCGATGGGGATCGCATACGGCAGGCTGTTGGCGATGAACACGTCCTGCGCAGCGCTGGCATTGCCGATGACCTGGCTGCCGTTCTCGATGGTCGCTACGCCCTCGGCGTCGATGGCATCGGTCGTGGAGGTGTCGATGCCGCCAATGGACACATTCCAGTTCGCCCGCAGACGGCCGCCGACGTAGCCCTTCGGGGCACGCTTCACGGCCCACACGTCCGGATTACCCACGGGCGTGCGCATGACCGTGCTGGTCAGCAGGTGCAGGGACACCTTGCGTACAACAATGTCCACCTGCGCCGGCGCGCGCTGCGCGAAAGCTTGCAGGCTCGCGACGAAGGTTTCGGCATCAGCCACGGATCTGTGCCTCGAACAGCACCGGTACGCCGGCCGGCGCCACGGGGCGGACGTTGACGACCTCGTAGTCCCTGCCCATCCAGGTGAGCGTGTCGCCCTGTTCGATGGGCGCGGCTGGGTCGCAGAGCGCCTGCTGGTCCCCAAGCAGCACGAGGCTGTCCTTGATGTACTGCTGCGGCATGGCGAACACGGCCGCCGTGGTTTGCAGCGTGGTGACGACGGGCGTGTTCGTGCCGGTCGTCGGGTCGTAGGCGCCGCTTCCCGTGCGCTTGAGCGTCGCGGCGGCGCCGTAGCGCGTCAGCAGGCGCCTGGCCGTGCTGGCACTGGTCGCGTAGTCGAACGCGTTCATCCGCGCACCACGTCCAGCGAGCCCCAGCCCTTGAGGTAGACGGCCAGCATGTCGTCCACGGCGCGGAACAGCGGCGCCTGGCGAGCCGCCGGCAGGTACTGCGTCTCGATGGGGCCGACCTTCTCGCGCACCACCTGAGGCCCCAGATCGGGAGACAGTGGACCGGTGCTTGCACGAAGCGCCAGCTCGGCGCAGGCGTTCTGCACCTCGGTGGGCACCACGTTCATGGGCACGTAGGCCGGAACGCTGCGGTAGCCACTGGGCGAATCAGGGAGGGCCACCCATGCACGAGGCCATTCCAGCCCCTGCGTGGCCGTCACCTTGACGCCCACCCAGCGCAGCCGGTAGCGCTGCCGCATGAAGTCGGTGGCGAGCCGCAGCATCGCCTCCTGCGTCGGTACGTCCAGTGCGGTCCATGCCACGTTGTTGCGCGCGGCGTGGTACGCGGTCGCCGCGTCCACGCTGCAGTAGCTTTCCGAGTTCGGCAGCCCGGTGCCGTCCTCGACGACGAGGGACATTACTCGCCCTCGGCCCTGTTCTGGCGCTTGCGCGCCGGCTTCGCGTCGTCACCGAACAGGATGTGCTCGTCGGTCAGGTCGGCGCGGTTGATGATCTTGTAGCCCAGCTCGTGGTCGGCGCTGTCGTCCACCACCTTCACGGTTTCGGGATGTTCCATGTCGATTCCTTGGAGAGGGACGGGGCGCCCGGAGGCGCCCCGTCAGCTGGATCAGCCCAGCAGGGTGGCGATGTGCTCGCTCTTGACCGCCTTGACGCCCCAGGAGGCGGCGATCTCGTAGCGGATCTGGCGGTACTGCTTGTACAGCCGCACTTCGAACGACAGGCCCGACTTCGGGTCGGTGATGATCATGGCGTCGTCCGCCATGTCGCCTTCCTTCGGCACGGCCGGGGCGCGGGTCGCCAGCACGATGGCGTTGCGGTTGAACGCCATGTTGCGGGTGGCAGCGCCCACCACGGTGACGGCGGTCGCCGCAGCCGGGATGGCCTTCTGCAGACCGGGAGCCGCCAGGGTGATCACGCCACCGGTCAGCGCCTGGTTCACCACGTACTGGTTCGCATCGCCCGCGAAGGTCACGATGTCGCCCGCGTTGATCGCGCCGGCGCCAGTGATCAGGGTGATCGCGGTCGCGCCGACCGCATAGCCCGCGGTATTCGTGGTATAGCCGTTGCCGTTGCCGACCGCGACCGCCTGCGGCACCTTGGCCGACTCGCGGATCGCGAAGCCGTGGACGTCCAGCAGCACGCCCTGGCGCAGCAGGGAGGTGTCGCCGGCCTCGTTGGCCTTGGTCAGCTGGGTCAGGGTGCGCATCTTCGCGCCCGACGTGGTGTCGATGACCAGGTGCAGGTCGCTCAGCGGAGCGCCGTTGTCGCTGAGGATCTTGCGCACGTTGGCGGTGGCCGACAGGTCAGCCGCGAACGGCGTGGTGCCGGCGGTGCCGTAGGCGCGCGAGGCCGCGACGTAGGCAGCCTGCGCCACGTCGTTCTCGATCTCGTTGCACAGCGTGCGCATGGCCTGCGCGAACTGGTCGGTCAGGATGCGGTTGTAGCCCGGGCCGTTGCCGTTGCCATCGACGCCACGCTGCTCCTCGCCGTTCCAGCGCACCGGCACGCCGCGCGATTTCTGGATGGTGAGGGCCACGTTGCCGACCACCTGGTCGCCATCGTTCGGCGCGGTGACGCCGGGCGTCAGATCCTCGGCGAAGCTCTGCGGGGTGACGAAGGACAGCACCTGCTGGCCCACGGCCGCACGGGCCACGCTGGGATCGAGGCGCACGGCCGGGATGAAGCCGACCAGTTCGCGGGACACGGTGTCCAGCGCCTCGTACAGGGTCGGCACGAGGTTGGTGAGGGTGTTCGCCATCTTGGTTCCTTGGGATCAGTGGCGGCCGTCAGTCGGTGACGGTGCCGCCTGCTTTGGTGTGTGCCATGCGCGCCTCGGCGGACATCCCGTCGAAGGTGGAGCGCGTGACGCTGGACTTGCCGCTGGTGACGCGAGCGCCGCCGTGGGCGCCGTCGCCGTGGGCGCCGCTGGAGGCGACGAAGAACTGCCCCTCCTCGCTTCCGGCCCACTCCGTGATGAAATCGGCCAGGGCCTTGTCGCCGGCCTTGACCACGCGCGCGCCGTTCTCGTCCACCGCCTGCAGCTGGCCGGCGAGCATCGCCTTGGCTGCCTTGATGTGGACGGGCTGGGTCACGCCAGCCTTCGCCAGCGCCTCGGTGAGTGCTGCGTCGGTCAGCGTGCGCGTGTAGTTGCTGTCGATTTCGGACGCCTTCTTGAGCGCCGCTTCGGCTTCCTTGGTCGCCTTGCTGGCGACCTTGTTTGCCTCGGCCAGCTTGGCCTTGAGGTCGTCTCGCTCGGCCTCGACCTTCTCGATGTCGGCCGGCGTGATGCCGGTGCTGGCGCGCAGCTTCTTGACCTCGCCCAGCAGTTCGTCGCGCTTGGCGACGAGCGGGGCAGTGGCCTTTTCGACGGCAGCCTCAATGGCCGCCTTCACCTCGGGTGAAGTCAGGTCGATATCGCTCACGGGGTTGTGTCCTCTGGACGGGTTGCTGGGCTCAGCCCATAAAAAAAGCCCCGCTCAGCGGGGCTCGGTGTGTGGTTGGCGCGTTTGGCGCTATGTCATTTCCCGCCGCCGCCCCTGCGTGAGGCAGACAACGCACAGCTTGCTGGTCTGCTTGCCGATGCGCGCGGTGATGTATTCGTGGCCGCCGCAGCTGGTACAGCTCGGCAAGTGAACCATGGCGCTGCGCTTGACTCGTTGGCGCACCTGTTCAGCCGGCGTGTCCGGCGGAGGTGTGCCATGGATCAAGCGAAACTTCGCCATCATGGAAATTCTGGCGCAGTGAGGCCCGATGTCAAGCGCTGCGTGCCGCCAGCTGCTCCAGCGTCAGCCATCGCCCCTTGTCGTCGTAGAACTGATCGAACTTGAGCTGGCCGGCGCGGTACAGCTTGGCGCGTACCGGCCCCATGATCTCGTCCTGCCGAGCGGCCGATTGCTTGGCGAACCACTCGGCGTAGGTCTGGCTAGCGGGCACCTGGCCATCCATGCTGGCGCGCGTGCCGGGCGCCATGTCATCCACAGGGATGCCAAGCTCGCGCCACGACTTGAGCACCGGAACTGAGACGCTGCGGCAGTTGAAGTGAAGCCGGCCAGGCCCATCACCCCACGGGATGCTGTGTCCGATGGGCTTGTGCGTGTCCGGCGTATACTTGAGGCCGTCGCGGATCCGGCACATGGGCGTCGTGTGGTTGTCCAGCGTGGACACCCACTGCGTTGCCTTGATCAGGTCGGCGTTCGCATCGGTGAGCTGCTGGCGCGCCGTCTGCGCAGTATGGCTCAGCGCTGTCTGCACCACGCTCGCCAGCTCGGCCCGGCCGCGGTTGAGGATGCCGTCCTTGAAGCGCAGCGCGCGGGTGCCGCGAATACGCGTGATGATCTCGCTGGTCGTTTGTCCCTCGACGTAGCCAGCGCGGATCGTGTTGCGGATCAGCGTCATGCGCGACTGCTCGAGGTTCGCCGCCCAGTCGCGCAGCAGCCGGCCCTGGAATGGCCGCGCCAGCGCCGCCGCATAGACCTGCTCCGCGGACACGTTGGCGATCGGGAATCGGATGCGTACCGCGGCCGGCACGAGTCGCACCAGCGAGGCATGCTGCGCGGACACCTCGACGCCGGCCAACGCGCGCATCTCGGGCTCCATGGATGCCACGATGGACTGGTACGCCTGCGCGTTCAGGGCGCGCACGCTGCCCAGCAATGCCTCGAGGCGCTGTACGGTGAAGCTGCCGCGATCCATCTGCATCATGGCCTCGGAAAGCTGCGCCGTCAGCGCCGCGTCCGTTCGGTTCAGCAGCGCGATCATGCGCTGCACGACACCCACGGCGAAGCGCCGCAGATCATGCTCGTGATCGATCGCCCAGTCTTGGAGCGCCTGGTTAACCGATGGAAGCAATGCTTGTCTCCGAAGCGGTCTCAGCCCCCGAGCCAAGAACCGGAGGCTTCATGCCCATCTGATCGGGCGATGGCCCCTCCGCATCCACGGCCGCCAGCTCCGTGGACGGGTCGATGTCGTCGGACAGCACGCCGCGGCGCTGCAGCTCCGTGATGGCTGTCTCGCGGCTGATCAAGCCAGCCAGCTGCAGGTTCTGGATCAGTGCCGCGCTCGCTTCGCCCAGCGTCGCCGTGCCGTAATCGGCATAAAGCTTTACCGATCCCGCGGACGGAATGCCTGCGAACTTGCCAGCGATATCCAGAGCCTGGTCGAGCGCGTCCTCGAAAAACTCGGCCATCCGCTGCAGGTCGGACTTGTTGGCCTCGGCGTCGGTGATTGACTCCGTGGCCGTGCGGCGATTGCCTGGCTGCTTCACCAGCAGCTCGGCGCCCGTCTGGAGCATCTGCTGTTCCAGTGAATCCAGGGACTTTTCGCCAGCATCAATAGCCTTGCCCGTGTGCTCGACGTATTTCACCTCTGCCGAAGCCGGGAGCCGCACCGCAGCAGCGCCACCCACAACAAGCTGCGTATCAGGTTCGGCCCCGATCATGACCAGGATTGGCACGCGCGCGACGTGCAGGATGGTGTCCTGGTCACTCTGGCTCTGCCAGTGCTTCACGTTGAGGTGCGCCAGATCAAGCATTGGCGCGCCGCCGACCATGAACGATCGACGCACGCCGTAGAGCGGAACGAATGGCACGAAGTCAAGCGACGTCGTTCCATCTTCGACCAGTACCCACTTGCCCGGCTCGATCTCGCGCCAGATCGACCACGCGCCCGGCTCCAGTACGCGCACCTGCTGCACGCACTTCACGCCGAAAGGCCCGTCGTCTTCCTCGATGGATTCCATCAGGCGCAGCTGCCTGAGCTTTGCGCCGCCCTGCGACTGGTCGAGCTTCCAGCCCAGAATCTGCTTGTGCATCACGCGCACAAAATACGGACGCCGCCCGCTGGCCTGTTCCTCCGCGCGGCTTCGCAGCGGCTGCGCGCCCGGCTTCTGATAGCTCACCAGGATACCGGCCAAGCCGTAACCCATGACCTCCTGAAACATCTCGGCAGCGAAATTGTGCAGGCTCACGCCCTGCAGATCGATGTCCTCGGCCCATCTTTTGACGCTTGGATCCGCGTCAACCAAGTCAAGCGGCTTTGAGAACGGCTTGCCTGCCATCACGCCAACGGTACGGCGATACGCGGGGAACAGCGTCGCAGTGCGCAGGCGCGTCTGATAGGCCGCTTCGTCCTCAGCTGGCCATCGCGGCAGCAAGCCCACGCCAGCGTCACGCATTTTCTGCGTGCCACCCATCAGCGGCTCAAGGACTTCCCACTCCAGGCGGAGCGCCTTGATTTCGTCGTTCGGGTCGTTAACGGCAATGGGCATTTCAGATCCTGAGCGGTTGCACCACCGCAATGCGGTGTTGAATGGGGTAGCGGTACGCGATGAAGTAGCCGGCCGCGTCGATGACGTGATCCAGGCCGGCCGACTTATCCGGCTCGCCGCTCTTGTCGTAGGCCTGCTTTTCGAGTGACTCGACCAGTTCGGGGCAGCCTTCCGGGTTGATGCGGTAGCGACGCTTGCCGTCCTTGTGCACCATGGCGTTCACTGACAGCACGCGATCCTTCACGCGCGGGTTTGCTGGGTTTGCACGCACGCTGAATCCTGCTGCGCGCAATAGAGCCAGGTCCGATTCGCTGGCGTTGTTGCTCTTTCGGTTTGCGCCGCTGGCGTCCGGGTAGACGATGATCGCGTGCCTGGCATAGCGCGCCTTGAGCACCGCGACCATGGCCGGCGTATCCAGGATGCCTGTGTGCTCCACAACTGCATGCGGATCGTCGCCGCGCAAAACGTGCACGACGGCCGACATCTTGCCGACGTTGAAGTCCATGCCGACGTGCAGCGGCTCGGCAGACTTGATCGTCTCCGCACTGGCGTTCGCGTGCCGGTCGAACTCGGGATAGACCGAGCCTGCGACCAGGTTAACGAACTCGCCGTCCAAGTACGCCGCCAGCAGGTTGCTCGGGTAGCTGGCGCGCAGGCTGTCGATGTAGCCGGGCGGAAGGTTGCGCGCGTTCGACAGCGTGCTGGCCTTGATGATCCGGTAGCCTGCCGCCGGCGACTTCTGCCAGCGCGCGTAGACAAACCGGAAGCCCTCCGGGGTCGTCGCCACGCCCACCGTGTTCAGTGAGCCGTCTGGCTTCTTCTGCCGGTTGCGCGAGATGATCTTGTTCCAGACCTCGCGCGCCTGATCCTCTTTCAGCGTGTCGAGCTCGTCGGCGATCGAATCGGCCACCTCGTAGCCGATGATTCGCTCCGGCGTATCCATCGTGCGCAGGATGATGTCGCCGGCATCCTGCAACGAAATGATGTTGTCGGCCTTGTTTGTGCTGAACCGGATACCCATCGCCTCGAGCTGTTCTCCGAAGCGCGGAAAGGCGATGCGGCGCACCAGGTCGTACGTCGGCAGGTAGTACGCCACTGACTGACGCGGGTACTGCAGCTTTTTCGTCAGCGCGCGGACGATGGCCGCATGCGTTTTGCCGCTGCCAAAGCCGGCAACCATCGCCGGGAACTGCTCCGGCGCCGTCACGAACTCGAACTGCGGCCCGGTCAGCTCAACCCGTGCCGTCGCCACCGTCCACTCGCACGATCTGGATGATAGGCACGCCGCTGTTCTTCACGTCGGCATCCAGTTCGACATGCTCGGTCGGCTTGCCCCAGCCGCGATCCAGCAGCGCGTTCGCCGCAGCCACGCGGGCGATGGCTGGCGCCTTCGGGTTGTTGTTCACGTCCGCCAGGGTCTTGATCGCGTCAGCGGTATGCGTTCGCGCGAGCTGCGCCGCAGTCTCGCCGTTCGGCCCGATGCGCGGCGATCGGCCACCGGGATTGCCGCTCTTGCCCTTCTTGAACGTGGTACTGCTCTTTGCCATCAGTGAACCGTCTTGCTTGCCGAGTCCTCGAACAGCACATTCGTCACGGCGTCGGCAGCCTGGTAGAGCACCTTGGCCGCGTCGGCGCCGGTCATGCCCACCCACTTCACCGCACCGAAATCGCCAGACGGCATGCGCGACACGGCGACAACACCCGTTCCGATGAGCACCGGCGCGCCGCGCAACGCGTGCCACACGGCCTTGATGCGGTCCTTCATGGTTTTCGTTCCTCGATCAAGATGGCTTGGAGTCCTCGGATTTGTGCGTCGGCGTCGGCGGCGGCTCGAACAATTCGGCCCGCACTCGCTGCTCGGTCGTCGGCGGCTGCATCAGGCTGGCCGGCACGGGTTGCAACCGCGGGCAGGTGATCGGCGGCCGGACAGCGCCAGACGGTGCGCAGGCGGACAGTGCCAGCGCGCAGGGCAGCGATAGTGCGATCAGCATCAGCTTGCGCATCGGTCTTTTCCTTCTCGTACTTGGCGGCCTGGGCCGCGAAGGTGTCGGCTTGCAGTTGCTCGAGCTGACGCGCGTGCTGCGTCGCGGCGAGCTGTGCGGCGGCATCGGCGGCGAGGTGCTTCTGCATGGCGAGCGCACCCGCCTGCGCGGCGACGTGATGACCGGCCGCAAAGCCGCCACCGAGCGCGGCGACCAGCAGCAACAGGCCTGCGGCGATGCGCAGCAGGAGGGCGTTCACTGCGCCGGATCCGGCACGGTGGGCTTGGGTGCCCAGCTGAACCCGTGCGCCAGCGCGAAGCCGACCAGACCCGCGCCGCGCGTCGTGCCGGTCACGCGCCTCGCCAGCGTCACGCCAGCAATTAGCGCCTTTGCCCACAGCTTGACTTCGCGCACGTAGATGCCCGGCATGTCATTGACCCTCGCAGATGGCGCGCTCCTCGGCGCGCCGTTTGACCAGGCCGGGCAATGTTTGCCCAGCCGCCTTGTCCCATCGCGACAGCTCCGCGCACGCGCCCAGCCAGTTGCCAGCATTCGCCATGCGCTGCAGCGTCGATCCGCAGACGATGTGCGGCCCGACGTTGTACGCGGCGTCGGTGAGCGCCACTTCCTGACCGATGGTCATCGGGACGCGGATGCAGCGATGCACGGTTGCGTTCGCAGCGACCATGTCGTGGCGCAGCAGCGCCAGGCACTCGTCGGACGAGTAGCGCCGATCCTGCACGTGGCCGGTGTGGCCGTAGCAGACGGTCGGCACGCCGCCGACATCGCGGTACGGCGTCGGGCTTCTCCCCTCGAACAGCGCGGCCAGACCGACCGCCATCGCCAGCACCGCAGCGCCGCCTACTTTCCGCGCGTTCGCAGCCATTGCGCCCCCTGATAGACCTTCTGGCCTATCAAGATCACCGAGTACACCAGCGCGGCGAGCGCCGCGTAGTCATTGATCGTCCAGCCGGCCAAGATCGCCCCCAGGAAGCTGAGCGCGAGTGCGCCGTTGAAGTGTTCGAAGTGCTGCTTCATTTGTCGCCCTTGATGGCGACGACCTTGCCGCCTCGCTTGGTGGAAGGGATTTCCTCGACGTTGACCCACTTGAGCGTGTCGCGCCGAAGCACGAACAGCACGCCATCGCGGAACTGCGCGGCGATGCTTCCGGTCAGCTCGTAGAACTCTGGCGAATCCTCGATGTGCACTTCGCCATCGCTGATAAACAGCGGCTCCGCGGCGCGGCCATCGTCGTCCTGATCGACCTCTGCAGTGAATCCGATGGCGCTCACGCTGCCTCCGCGAACATGTCCGCCGACACCTGCGCGCGCGCCACGAGCCAGCCGCCCTTGTGGTAGACGATGGACTGCATGTGTCGATTCGAGCGCCAGCCGCCGTTCGTCGCGTAGGCGTCCTTGGCCGCCAGCGTGCCGAAGGTCTCGACCGTGACGCCCGGGTACTCCGTGACGGACTGGTGGTGAACATGTCCGACCAGCCAGTGACGGAACTTGCACTCGCCCCATTCCGGAGCGCGGTCGGTCGCCATGACGCCCGGGAGCGCTGCCGGCTTGCAGGTGTGGCCGTGGTGCACGCCGAGCAGCACGCGCCCCCAGCGGTAGTAGTAGAAAACGGACGGCGACAGGTCCACCGTCACGCGCGGCTCGTTGGCGTACACCTCAGCCAGCAGCACGGCCAGCGCCTGCGCGCTCGACTCGTCGTGGTTTCCGGCGGCGGAGATCACGTGCACGCGTTCGTGCTTCGCCAGTGCCGATTCGATGCAGCGGCGCATGACCTTCACGCCGACCTGGAACATCTTCATGAAGCGACCGTCCACGTCCAGCGGATGCCGGCTGCGCGGCGTCTCGGCGTTCACGCCGTCGCGGTGATACAGGTCGCCCAGGTTGACCACGACAGCCTGCTTGCTCGCCGGAGCGGATCGCACCAGCTCGGCCATGGCATCGCAGTGCATCTGCTCGGCGATCTTGAGGTTCCAGTCGTCGCCAGTCTCGGCCGGCCAGCTGCACATGCCGACATGCGGATCGCCGATCGGATAGACCGTCAGCAAGTCGTCGCGGTAGGTGCCGGTCGCCTTGCGCGGCGATACCTTCGGCAGCTTCTCGCCCATGGACTTCACAATGGCGAGCAATGCAGCCTCGCGTGCCGCTTCGTCGGCGGTCGTCTTGACCCACTGCATCACGGTCTCGCCCGTGCGCAGATCGGTCAGCGTCGAGGTGCCGCGCAGCTTCACGCCGTCAGGCAGATTGTCGGGCTGGGTCAGCGATGGCGCCGGAAGCGTGAACGACTTGTTGCACGTGGCGCACTTGCCGCGACCGGCGCCGTTTTTCACCGCACCTTCGGCGCCGCACTTCGGGCAGAGCATCAGTCGCGCTCGATCGCGAAATGGCCCGAAGCTACCGGCGGCGTACTGTCGCGCTCCAGCTCCAGCTCCAGCTCCAGCGCCGCCAGCGCACGCCACGCCACCTTGGCCGAGTGCCGCATGCCGTCGGCGTCGATCGCGCCAGCTTCCAGCAGGTGCCGCGCCAGTGCGTCGTGGTGATCGGCCGACTTGTCGCGCGCCCAGTGCAGCGGCTCGCCGGGGTTGTGCTGCTCGTTGGCAACGCGGCTCAGCGCAGCGACCTCGGCCAGGGCGCGCGGGAAATAGCGCAGGCAACCCGAGAACACGGGCACGGCTTTGCGTTCCGCCGGGTCGATTGGCAGAGTCATCGGTCGTTGCCTCGATAGTGTCCGGCGCCGCGCGATGCGCGGGCTTCGTCAGCGTGGAAGCTGCGGCCGGCTCAAACGAAAACGCCCAGCTGGTGAGCTGGGCGCAGTTAGTCGATCATGGACAGTTTGGCGGGCGGAAATCCGATGTCAAGCGGGAGGCGCCACCCATTCGCACCCAGCTAGCACTTCTGCCACGCGGTCGAGCTGCGACGAGGTAATGCGCGTTTGCCAGCCATCCAAGCGCCCGAACCACTCGGAAGAATTACTGTTCACGTATAGGCAGCCATTCCTCAACTCGACATGCGCGCCTGCCGGAAGCTTGAGACCTCGCCCAACCTCGTCATACAGCACGAGGCCAGGAATTCCGCCTGGAGCGATATGCGACTCAGGGCGAAGCATGCGAAATAGCCATTTCATGCCGCTCATCCTACCTCCGTTTCGCCAGCGCATCACGCCGCCCTCCGATGCTGCCGCGCCGCGCGCGCCAGCGCATCCTCGGCCGACTGCTCCAGCAGCAGACACCCGAACAGCACCAGCTGCTCCCAGTCCGACTGCGCCAGCCCGGCGGGTGCCGCAGGGACAGCCCACCCGCGCACCACGGCGTTGTACGCCGCGACAGCGACGTGCGCAGCCCACGGACGACCACGCTTGGCCGGGCTTCCACGTCCGCCGCGGTCGGAGCACACGAGCGCGCCCAGGCGCGTGCAGACGGATCGCCAGTGCCCGGCGACGCCGGTCGCCATGTCCATCGCCACGTCCGGGCCGAAGTCGTCCGGCCCGGCTCGCCCGAACGACAGCGCCGCAGCGATCAGGTGATCGGACGGGATAGCTCGCAGGTGGCTGGTGCCGGCGCCAGTCGGCTCGCGCCAGGTCGTATGCCCGACCAGGGCGTGGACGCGCTCGCGGAAGCTGGGGCGGCTGTTGGCTTCGAAGGTGGTCATGCGGATTCCTAAAGGTCAGCGCCGTCGCCGGCAAGGTAATCACGGATCACGGCCACGGCCTGCTCATGGCCTTCGCAGACGGCGACGCAGTGCCCGGCGGTGTGCAGAGCGGCCAGCCACACCCGCTGCTCGCTGGACACGCGGCCACCGTCGCGGCGCTTCATCTCGACGTACAGGCCGTGGAATCCGCCGCGCGCCACAGGGAGGTGCAGGTCAGGCACGCCGGGCTTGACGCCCATGCGCTTGAGCCGGGCCGCCTCGCGCTTGCCGCGGAAGCCGCCGTTCGGGATGTGGTGCAGCAGGACGAGCTCCGGCCACTGCTCGACCTGGCCGGCTGCCCAGCGCATCACCAGCTCCTGCTCGGTGTCCTCGACGGGACAGGCTGGCCTGGTCATCGCGCGACCCTGACAGCAGGGTGGGTGCGCCGACCGGCCAGACCACGCTCGTCCGGGTCGGGTCGTCCGCCCCTATAGGGGGAGTACCGGACGGACGACCTGTTCAGCTTCAACGCATGCGCTCCGGTGTGTGGTGTCGCTGCTTTCGCGACTCCACCACAGCACGCGGAGAGCGCAAAGGGTTTCGGACGAGTACCGGACGAGATAAGTTGTTGTTTTGACATTATATTTCCGCCTAGTCTGTTTAGCTCGTCCGGTCGGACGACAAAAAGCCGGACGACCTCAGTCAATCGCCCAGGGTGGGCGTTGTCCGCTCGGACGACCCTCATCCGACGAAGCGGACGACCTGGGCCGGTACACGGTCGGCATTCCTGGCGCGCCAGGCACTTTGTCCGGGCCGGCGAACGCGCGGCCGGACTCCACGGCAGACGCCAGTAGGCGCTCGGTCTTGGACTTGCCCCAGCCCAGCATGCCGGCCACCGCAGAGAGCGTCGGGTGCTTGCCGGAGCAAGCAATCGCCTCGACCGCCTCCATGACGCGATCCACGCTGGTCTCATCCTCGGCGCGCCTCTTGTCGGCCTTCATCTCCTCGCGCACGCCCGTCAGCTGCTTGCGCAGCGCCAGCCAGGACTTGCCGCGCGATGCCGCCGGCACTTCGATCGCGTGCAGGCGTGGCCCGTGATGATCGGTGTCAGCCCAGCGGAAGAATAGCGGCGCTGGATCCGCCGACTTGGACGACGACAGGCAGACCATGGCCGTCACCCGCTCCGATTCGCCTGGCGCGACCAGGTGGCGCAGCAGCGTGCGCGCGTCGGCATCCGGGAACGGGTTGACCATGCTGCCCAGGTTTACGATCAGGTGCGTCTGGCGGGCGTTGTTGACCAGCGCCGTGCCGCCACGGATAGCCTTCTCGTGGAGTTCCAGGCTCGCCAGCGCGTCGCCGCCGTCCTGGCTGGTATGGTGGGTCAGCACCACGGCGACGCCCGTGGACTTGGCGATGTGCTTGAGCACGACCACCAGGAAGCGCAGCCCCTGGTTGTCCTCCTCGGCCTCGCTGATCGTGCTGGCCGTCTCGAAGATGACCAGGCCCAGCGGACACTCGCCGGCGCGCATGGCGCTGATCTGGGCGATCAGTGGCTCGACCACCGCGCCGGACACCAGGCGCTTGCCATCAGCCTTCACGATCTCGCGGTACGCCGCCAGCGCGCCGCTATGCAGCTCGGGCACGATGACGTTCAGGCGCAGGCGCTCGGCGTCGTCGGGCGTCATGGCGATGCGCTGGGCCTCGAGCTTGCGCGCGTACTGGGCGCGATCGTCCTCGGCGGAGAAGATCAGCACCGACTGGACGGCGGCTGGGCACATGTCGGCCAGCGGAAGGCCGAGCGCGTAGTGCTTGCAGAGCGCCACGACGGCGGAGGTCTTGCCCTCGCGGCCGGGCGCGGCGATCACCGTGACCTCACCCTCGGGGAATAGGCCGCGGCGACCGTCGGCCGACATGAAGGCATGCGGGTGCGGCGTGGCTGATGCGGCAAGCTCGTCCAGGCTGAACGGCGTGAAGGCCGCGGCGAAGTCGGTCACGGGCGGCGCTGCCGCGGCGGGAAGCGCTGCCGCGTTGCTCGCCGGGTTCAGCCAGCCGCGGCGCTGGGCTTCGGCGAAAACGGCTTGGTATCCGGTGCGGTCGGCCGTGAAGCTGTCCCACACGCGCGCGGCGTCGGCGGCGTCGAACTTGTCCGACTGCTGTGACCACTCCAGCCAGAGCGCGCGGCCAGGCTCGCCCAGCTTCTTGAGGCGTTGGCCGTTGGCGATCCACAGGTCGCGGTCATCGGCGCGCATGGACGCCAGGGCGCTGCGCAGCTTGGCGATGGTGCGCTGGTCGATGAACTCGGCCACTTCGGCGCTGACCGGCGCGGGTCGCAGACCATGCCGCGGCGCCAGCACCCGCTCCACGAACTCGGCGATGTCAGTAGGCTCGCCTAGGCCGGCGCCTTCGCCGGTCACCGTGAAGTAGCGCCCGGCGCTGTACGCCTCGATGCCGGTGCCGTTGGATCCGAGCGCGGCGAATGGCCGGCCATAGCCGATGGCATGCAACCCGTTGCCGCTGGGGCTGGTCTCCGTGTAGCCCGGCAGATCGTCAGCGAGGATGCGCAGCTCTGGACGTCCAGCCAGGTCGTCCAGATCGACACCCTGCCAGCTGGCGCCGGTGCCATCCGGGCCGAGCGCAAAGCCCAGGCCGGCATAGCGACCGCTGGCGAGCGCGGCGCAGGCGTCATCGAAGCTGGCGAGCTGGGCCAGGTCGGCGTCGCCGTCCAGGACGCCGTTGCGCTGGCGCCCGTTGGCGTACACCGGCACCTTGCGCGGCTTCTTGCCCGGTTGCGGAATGGACAGCCAGACCAGCCAGCGCCGCGCGGCCAGCATGGCGCCGGGAAGATCGGCGAATTGCTCGCGGAGTGCTGCGGAGGTCATGCGGCCATATTTCGCCGCAGATGATCCTCGGCGCAGCGGTCGCAGAACCGCCAGCGCGTGCCGCGCGCATCCACGTGGACAGGCGACTCCTCGCAGTTCTCGCACAGCGGGATATCGTGGCTGCGGTGGGCATGCGCGCGCAGGATGGCGTCGCGTTCCATCTGCTCCACGCGCTCGGCGCGGTCGGCTTCGTCGCTCATGCCGCGGCCCTCATGGTGCTGTAGGGCTGCCATTCCATCTTCGGCTTCTTGGATTTGCCGACGTAGATCGGCTTTCCGGCGGCATCCTTGGCCTGACGGTATGCACGCACCTGCAGATCGCGATGCCTCTCGGTGCGCATCGCCATGGCGATGAACTGATCGGCGAACTGGGGCGCGTCGAACTTCGGCGACAGCTGACGGATCGACTCACCGCGCATGATCGCCTCCGTTTCCGCGGCTACCCGCTGCAGCCACTCCGATTCGTGGAGCACATACCCCCCCCTGTCGATCGTCGGCGTTTTCTTGCGCGCGATGCTGTACGCATGCGAGCGCGTCATGCCCCACACGGCGAATGTGCTCACGGCCCCACCTCCACGTCAGTCAGTTCGCGGCCGGTCGCCGCCTCGATGTGCTCGCGCACCTTGTCCGCAACGGATTGCCAGCTGCCCAGCTCGAACGGGATCGGATCGTCCTGGCCGTGGTCGGAGATTGAATGGGCGCTCATGCGGCGCGCCCCACCATCAGCTCGCGGATCGTCCGGCGCTCGATCTCGCGCTCGGTCTCCATGGATGCCAGGCGCTCGCGCAGTTCGCGGTTCTCGCGCTCCACGTCGGTCTCGATGCGGCGCAGGCTGCGCGGGTCGTAGCCGCGGCGAAGGAGCCAGTAGTAGAGCCACGCCTCGGAGCCGGTGGCGTCCATCATCTTTTCCAGATGCTCGGCCGATGGCCGGGCACTCCCCTGCTTCACCTTCGCCAGCGTGCTGTTGTCGATGTCCGACTCGATGGCGACCGTCTTTTCCTGCAGGCCGCTCATGGCGATCATCGAGGCGATGGCAGCGGCCTCGGTGGGCCAGGTCCACTCGTTGGCCGGGATGTCGCGCAGCGGCCTGCGGACGCGTAGATCGAGGGTATCTGCCATGTGCTTCTGCCGAATGGAATAGCGTGGAAGGTCGGTTTCAGGCGACAAAAAAGGCCCGACACACAAGGCGCCGAGCCGATGAAATCAGGCGGTTTTCTTCTGAGGTGCGCGATTCGCGTCACCAAAAACATCAGGACGCAGGGCGCGCGCCTGCCACTGGCGACCCTCAGGGATCGGGGCGTCCTCAGGCCATGCCGAGACGGCGGCTTTGCCGATCCCGAAGAAGGCGGCCAGCTGGACGTCTCGGTCATAGCCGAGCGCTTCGCGCACATTTCGCTTGGTCATGTTCATGGGCCGCGAGTCTAGAGCTATGAACTTTGCGAAGTCAATCACACTGAACCGACGCCGGTCTACCGTTCTGAACATGAGCATGGGAAACCGACTTGAAGAAGCCCTGTCCGTTCGTGGCCGCACTGCGCCAGACGTCATTGCCGCCTGCAAACTGTCAAAGGGTGCCGTCTACAACATCCTCAACGACGACACCAAGCCGGAGAAAGTGCGCGCCTCGACGGTGCGTGTGATTTGCGATTACCTGGTGATCAATCGCGACTGGCTTGTGTGGGGAAAAGGCAGCATGGATGACCCGAACGCACCGGCAGAGGATGCGGAGTGGCCCGATGTCCTCGGCTACAAGGTGGCCGCTTCGCTGGGCGATGGGGCGCAGCCGGACGAGTATGCGGAGACGCACAAGCTCAAGTTTCGGGCCGACAGCCTACGCAGCAAGGGACTGCGCCCTGATCGCCTGGCCGTGATCTATGGCGACGGCGACTCGATGCACCCAACGATTAACGACGGCGACGCCATCCTGTTTGATCGCGACGACACTAAGCCGCGCGACGGGAAACTCTACGTCATCACCTACGATGGAGACCTGATCGCAAAGCGGCTGATGGAGCTCGATGGCGCCTGGTACGCAGTCAGCGACAACGCCAGCGTGGACAAGTGGAAGCCCAGGAAGCTGGATCCATCACGAGGCGTGGAGATCGCCGGCCGGATACGCTGGGTAGCTGGCTGGGTGGACTGAACAAGGGGAAGATTTCATGGGATACGTGATGCTTTTGGTGCTGCTGGCTCTAGGGGTGGTGGTCTATTTCATCCCCACCTTCGTCGCAAACAGCAGAAACCACCCAAACGCAACGGCCATATGCGTCCTGAACCTCCTGCTGGGCTGGAGCGTCATAGGCTGGGTTGCCGCCATGGTTTGGGCCTTCACGCAATCACTGGATCAGCCGGCAGCGAAAGATAGCGCCACGCGGAAGTGTCCCTATTGCGCGGAGGAGATACGCCCCGAGGCAATCAAGTGCAAGCACTGTGGATCGGAAATCACAGCCCCGTCTGCGTAATGGACATATCTCCGCTACTCAAGCTGCCGACGCGAAACTGGGGCTGATGGCCGCTGCTCGCGGTGAACTTTAGCGTCCGATACATGCCACCCGCGCCGATGGCACACAGGCCTTTGCCTGATGAGCTGGCCGCGATGATGTGATCGCCCGGCTGGACGTACAGAACGGCCTTTTCTCCGGCATCGAGAATGACTGCGCTCCGCTGGTCGATCGACACCAGGATGCCGCACCCGTGGCCCATGATTCCCTCGTCTCGCGTGACTATAAGGGAAGCGTCTCCGCTAGACGCTTCCGCGAAGGCCAGCATCCTGCTGGCCGGAACCGGCCGGGCATCCTGCACCGGCACGGGAGTCGTGGCGCACGCGGCAAGCGCGCACGCGAGCGGAATCATCCATAGGCAACGCATCGGTGGTTCTCCATAGCCTGCGGTCATGTTTGACCATGCTGCCCTTTAAACATGAATGAACATTAAATGGCGTTCAGAGAATTGAACCGCGCGAGTTCATTTCTCTTGACCGCCTAAAGTTCATAGCTCTAGACTTCTCTCCACGCCAGCCACGACGGCCGGCGATGGAGAACGCAATGTCAGCCCTTCCGCTCCCTTTGCAGCAAGCCCTCCGCGGCGTCATGCCGCCGCCCACCGACGCCGAGCGCATCGCCGCGTTGCAGTCCGAAGTCCGCCGGCTCCGCGCTGAGCTGCAGAGCGTCCGCGAGAACTATCAGTCGCTGCTGCGCCTGCCTTTCCAGTTCGACGCCCTGGTCCGGCCAGCGGTGACACACCTGGCGCCGGAGAACTGCAGCGAAGCTGAGTACGCCACACGCTTCGCCAGCGACTCCGTTGTGCACGAGGCCGCGGACTGGCTGATCGACAAATACATGCCTGAGCTTGAGGCCAAGGTCGCCAAGCTGCAGAAGGTCTCGGACTTGGAGGAAGTGGAATGAACGTCCTCGGTCTCACGGAAGTTAGCTCGGCAAGCGGTTACTCGAAAGATCGCGCCTACATCGTACAGATCACGCACGACGAAATCTGCAAGATCGCCAACAAGTCCGCCTACCACAAAGAAATCAAAGAGCTGCATGTCGGGCAGGAATATCCCATCGCTGACGGCTACGACTTCCGTCGGGAAATCATCGATGCAGTGAAGCAGATGCAGGTGGCGCACGAGAAGTTCGCCGCTGCTGCCGCAACCATGACTCGCTTCGCAAAGCTGGCGACTGACAGCGACGAGGTGAAGGTATGAACGCCATCTACCCGCCCGAGCTGTTCGCCCTGCGTCGCACGATCCGCATGCACGCGCACGCCGGCCCGACGACCACGCGCCAGGCCGAGCGCATCGCGCTCACAGCGCACGCCGCGCGGCACTCCGTCGCCTACTCGCTCGCCTCCGCTGTGCGCTACCTGCGCAGCGTGCGCCAACGCGTCCCGCCACCGACGGGCGTCGCATGACCCGCACCACGTTCTGGTGCCGCTTCGCCGCAGCGGTGATCGGCATCGACCTACTCACCGCGGGCCTGCTCTGGCTCGCGCACTGAACCCAAGGAGTGCCACCCATGAAAACTTACCTGATCGCCATCGCCTGCCTCGCCATCGCGGCCTGCGCCACCACGCCCATGAACCGCGATGTGCTGCACCAGCACGCGGTGCGCAACTGCCGCGTCCAGGCGGCCGTGTCGCCGGCCTACAAGATCGACTCGACCGGTGTGGATACCCGCAGCAGCGCCTACACCATCTGCATGCGCTCTGCCGGCTTCCCGAAGGGCTGAACGACATGAATCCCATCGATGAAGCGGCTGCCGTCCTGGAGCTGGCAAAGATGCAGGAACAGCGCGCCGCCGAAGCGCGCCGCGCCGCCGAGGAGCAGCTGCTCGCGCTGATCCCGCCGAAGGACGAAGGCAGCGTCACGCTGACGGGCTCCAGCTACAAGGTGTCGATCACCTACGGCTTCAATCGGACGATCGACGCCGCCGCGCTGTCGGCGATCAAGTCCAGCGTGCCGCCATCGCTGTTCGAACAGGCCATCGACTACAAGCCGGCGATCAACCTCAAGGGGCTCCGCTTCCTGCAGAGCAACGATCCGGATGCGTATGCGGCCATCGCCCAAGCAATCACCGCCAGGCCCGCGAAACCCAGCGTGAAGATCGAGTCCATCAAGCCCATGGAGAAAGCGGCATGACCACGAAAAATAAAGCGAAGGTCGTAAGCCCTGTCATCGTCGCCTTCAAGGGCTTCGACAAGGATCTCGCGTGTCACCCAAGCGGCGGCGAGCGTGTGCAGTACGTCGTCGGTGAGACCGTGACCACAAAGTCGAAGGTCATCCGGTGCGGCGCGGGCGGCTTCCACAGCTGCGAATACCCGCTCGACGTGTTCGTGTACTACGCGCCGGCAACGAGTCGCTTCGCCCTGGTCGAGGCTTCTGGTGACATCGCTCGCGGCGGTGATGGCGAAGACAGCAAGATCGCCTCCGCATCGCTGACGGTGAAAATGGAGCTGACGCTTCCGAAGTTCGTTCAGTACGCCCTCGACTGGGTTACGGCGCGCATCGACCGCTCTCTGGAACAGCATGTGATGGATGGCTACCAGTCGGCTGCCAGCAACACGGGCAACCGCTCGGCTGCCAGCAACACGGGCTACCAGTCGGCTGCCAGCAACACGGGCGACTACTCGGCTGCCAGCAACACGGGCGACTACTCGGCTGCCAGCAACACGGGCTACCAGTCGGCTGCCAGCAACACGGGCTACCGCTCGGCTGCCAGCAACACGGGCGACCGCTCGGCTGCCAGCAACACGGGCGACCAGTCGGCTGCCAGCAACACGGGCGACTACTCGGCTGCCAGCAACACGGGCTACCGCTCGGCTGCCAGCAACACGGGCTACCGCTCGGCTGCCAGCAACACGGGCGACCAGTCGGCTGCCAGCAACACGGGCTACCGCTCGGCTGCCAGCAACACGGGCGACTACTCGGCTGCCAGCAACACGGGCTACCAGTCGGCTGCCAGCAACACGGGCTACCGCTCGGCTGCC